ACTTTGGCGGAGCTAGAAGCCCTAGACCCCAACGAAGAATTCACTGAAACACCCGAATCCCAGCCAGAAGAAGACTTTATCCCACAACCAACTACTTTTGGCGATGTGGTGCCCCTAAGAAGGCCCGATAGCACCCAGCGAGAGATGATGCAGCTATCTGCATGGGCTAATGACTTCCTAGAAGGCGGTGACGAGGCGTCTGTGGAGCTAGAATTCACCGATAACGACTACGACGACGAGGAGGACTGAATATGCCCTCTGCGATCAATAATCCCATAAGTACGCCCAATAATCAGGTAAATTACACCCCACCACCGTCGTTAGCGCCGTTTTTGACCAGTCAGAGCTTTGTTTCGCTGATTTCTGGCCCTGTAGGAAGCGGTAAATCGTCCGCTGCCATGATGAAAATAGCGTACCACGCGAAGCAAATGCGCGCTGGGAGGGACGGAGTGAGGCGCTCCAGAGCAGTGGTGGTAAGGAATACGAACCAGATGCTCACAGACGCCACTATTCCTACGTTTATGACGTGGTTCCCAGAGGGCGTAGCGGGCACGTTTGCGCGGACAGATAAACGGTTCTTTTTACGCTTTGACGACGTAGAGTGCGAAGTGTTGTTCAGGGGACTAGATGACGCTAATGACGTTAGGCGGCTATTGTCGCTAGAAGCGTCGTTCGGCGTACTTGACGAGTATCGGGAGATTCACCCAGATATTTTCAACGCACTACAAGGGCGTGTAGGCCGTTACCCCTCGGTAGCCAATGGCGGCTGCGTCATGGAGGATGGCAGTCCGAACCACCATTTGTGGGGTGCGACTAACGCTCCAGATGCTGATACCTACTGGGAGGAGTACATGCAAGACCCTCCCATAAACGCAAAGATATTCCAACAGCCGAGCGCGATCTCACCAGAAGCAGACTGGCTGGAGTACCTAGTAGACGGGTACTACGACAACCTCAAAGAAGGTAAGACTGAGGACTGGATTGCTGTTTACATACACAACAAGTTTGGGCGTTCTTTAGCAGGAACCCCTGTGTACGACAAAGTTTTTAACTCTGGCTTTCACATCGCCAAAGATAAGCTGCTGCCTATTGAGAGCTATGAGTACCCTATAATTGTGGGGATTGACTTCGGTAGGACACCAGCGGCAGTGTTTAAACAACGCGACCCTCGCGGACGTGTAATCACTCTGTCAGAGCTGACCTCAGAGAATATGGGCATAGAAACCTTTATTCGCTTAAAGTTGACACCGCATATAGCAAACAAGTACGCTGGTTACGACATAGTCTGTGCGCCTGACCCAGCAGGGTTTATGAAGCAGCAGTTGAATGAGCTAACGCTGGTAGATGCACTGCGCAACGCGGGGTATAGGTGTGTAAAGCCTCCCTCAAACAAGCCAGACTATAGAATCCAAGCAGTTGAGCGGCTATTGTCTCAGCAGCTAGATGGAGAAGGCGCGTATCTTATAGATACATCGTGCAAAATGCTGATAAAAGGCTTCCAGCATGGGTACAGGTACAAAAAGAAAAGAAGTGGAGAGCTTGAGAATTCACCAGAGAAAAACGAATATTCACACATCCACGACGCAAACCAATATGCAGACAGTATTATGGACATGCACGTTCGGGGTGTTGCGCAGCGTAACACTCGCCGCAATGTGGTAAAGTCTAGCTATGTTTATACTTAACAGGTAAATTAACAGTGGCAACGCGTAAACCCGCCAAAGGAAAGGCTAAGGTAAAGATAACGGCTAGCGGCAAGAGAGTTAGTTATGGTCAGGCGGGCAAAGCCAAAGGGGGCGGTGCCAGAGTCAAAGCTGGAACTTCTAAAGGCGATAGCTACTGCGCAAGAAGTTTAGGAATTAAAAAAGGCTTATCTAAGAAAAAAGCGGCCGACCCCAACACCCCTAATAATTTGTCGCGCAAGCGATGGAAATGTTCTGGGGCCAAATCATTAAAAGGGTAGATAAATAATGGACAAAATGGGGCCAATGCTAGTGCCAGCGGCGAGTGTTGCTGATTTAGAGCGTGATTCTAAAAAGCGGAACACGGAAATGCAAGCAAGTGCGACGCTACAGGGTTTAGCGGCACATGTAAGACGCCGCTGGGAAACAGCTAGGGATGGCCGACGTGACCTAGAAGAAAGGATGCTGGAGTGTTTGCGCCAACGCAACGGCGAGTACGACCCGTCTATGTCTTCCGATATTAAGCAACAGGGTGGGTCTGAAATATTTATCCGCACCACCAGCGTCAAGTGTAGAGCGGCAACTAGTTGGCTGCGTGACACTTTGCTCGGTAAGGGTACTGACAAGCCTTGGTCAATAGACCCTACTCCAGAACCTGACCTACCTGAAGATGTTTTAAATGTCATCAAGGCTGAGCTAGCCACACAGCTACAAGCCGAGATGCAGCAAGGTATGCCCATGCCAGATGAAGGGCAGCTCCGAGAGATAGCGCAAGAAATGGAGGACGAAGCATATCGCGCCTACCAAGACGAGGCAGAAATGCGCGTTCGTCGTATGGAGCGCAAGATGGAAGATCAACTCACAGAAGGCGGGTGGAGCAAAGCCTTTAATGAATTTATAGACGATGTAGTGACATTTCCTTTCGCGTGCATCAAAGGGCCGATAAAACGTCGCCGCAAAATAATGCAGTGGAAAGAAGGCTCTATGCAAGCCGTAGAGACAATCCGCAACGAGTGGGAGCGTGTAGACCCGTTTATGCTCTACTGGGCACCTTGGGCGTGGGATATAAATGATGGTTTTATCATTGAGCGTCACAAGCTAACTAGGGATAGCCTCCAAGCGTTTATAGGAGTGCCGGGATACAACGAGGACGCTATACGCGCCGTACTTAGCGACTTTGGTGGCGGCAGCTTTACTGATTGGCTGTGGACGGACTCAGCTATATCTGAAGCCGAAGGTAAGCCCTACGACGCTGAAAACTCCGAAGATTTAATAGACGCTGTACAGCTTTGGGACTCCATAGAAGGTAGCTTGCTACTTGAGTGGGGCATGGACGAAGAACAGATACCTGACCCTTCGCTAAGCTACCCATGTGAAGTGTGGCTTATGGGCGACACAGTAATTAGGGCAGTTCTTAACTACGACCCTATTGGCCGCAAGCCATACTACCTCACTTCTTATGAAGCTAAACCGGGGTCTGTTGATGGCAATGGAGTCGCAGATTTGTGTAGAGACTCCCAGTCTATGGTTAACGCCTCAGCACGGGCGCTAGCTAACAATATGGGTATATCATCTGGCCCACAAGTTGGCGTAAATGTTAGCCGTATGCCTCCGGGGGAAGATATTACTGACCTTCACCCATGGAAAATATGGCAGTTTGAGTCTAGTGAGTATAACGACGGTACGAAGCCTTTAGAGTTTTTTACGCCCCCGTCTAACGCACAAGAACTAATGGCTGTATTGGAAAAGTTTTCTGACAGGGCAGATGAAGACACTATGATTCCTAAGTACATGTCGGGGCAACACACCCCCGGAGCAGGGAGAACGTCATCTGGACTGTCTATGATGATCTCAAACGCAGGGAAAGGCATAAAGCAGGTTATTAACAACATAGATAAGAACGTCATAGTGCCCGCAATAGAGCGGCTATATCACGACAACTTACGCTATAGTGAAGACCCAGATATTATTGGCGATATGCACATAGTCGCACGGGGCGCTAGCTCATTAGTCGTCAAGGAAGCTGACGCTATACGTCGCGCTGAGTTCCTTAACCTTGTACTCAATAGCCCTGTAGCTACTGAGGTCGTTGGGCAGTCAGGCGCAGCAGAGTTGTTGCGAGATGCCGCTAGCAACTTAAATATGAACGTCGACAAAGTTGTACCCAACAGCGGGCAAATGACAATTCTCGAACAGAAAAACAAGCAAATAGAGCAAATGCAGCAGCAGATGCAGCAGATGCAAATGATGCTAGAGCAAATGCCACAAGACCCCAACGCGCCCGTACAGGCTCCTAGTGGCGGCGGCGGAAGCCCTGCTCCATTACAGCCTGACGGAGCGCCTGTAGGCGGCAAAGATGGTAACTTCATGCGGAATGTGGCTACAGGGAGCAACGGATGAAAGGTGTAAAGCACTACAAAAAAGACGGCACTGTATACACCGGCGGTACTCATAAAATGCCTGATGGCTCGCTACACACAGGCAAGACCCACGGCAAAACAAGCGTCAAGTTGTTTCACTTTAAAGACTTGTCAGCTACGGCAAAAAAGAAAGCCTAACTATGATAGTACCCATATGGTCAATCAACCCTTTAACAACTGTTATAAGTACAACTACGCAACAACTAGTTGCGATTGTTGCAAACTTAGTATAGATTTGCCGTAATGAACATATTTATAGGGTACAAACCCAATAGGCACCACTTACAGGCGCTTTCGGAGTGCAGGACAGGCCATAGCCACTTACAGGCTTTATTTGCTTCCGCACTAGAAGACACAAAGAAGGCGCTAGTGCGGGCAGAGGACTCAGTAAATATACATCGCTTGCAAGGCATAGCGAAAGCACTACAAGATTTTCTCGACGCGGTGGAAACATCGTCCGAGGTATTAGCGCGGGTTGATAGCCCGCAGTAACGTCCGGCAAACCATTACGTTACACGCACACCGTTAGGAGCGCGTAGCAGAGTTGGAGCTTTAGGAGATAGAGATGGCATTACCAAAACAAGTTAGAGACCAAGCAGCAGAACTAGAGGCTATTGAGAAGCAGCTATATGGAGACCAACAGCCTACTGACCCAGATGTGCCAGTAGCGGAAGTTGTCACTCCAGAAGCAGAGCAGTCAACTGCACCCGTTAAGCAGCTAGAACCCGAACCTGTTGAGGCAGAGCCAGAAAAACAAGAAGACGACGACGCGAAAGTTTGGCAGCAAAAGTACAAAACCCTACAGGGGATGTACGACGCCGAGGTTCCTCGACTTCATGGACAGCTAAAAGACATGCAAGCAGAGTTTAACGCTCTTAAAAGCACTGTCGAGAAAGCTAACAATGATGTTGAGCAAGCTAAGGCAACTGCCGAGAAAGTAGCTAAACGTAATCTTGTTACTGATGAAGACCGCCAAGAATTTGGTGAGGAGATGATAGCGTTCCAGCGCAAAGTTGCACGCGAAGAAACTGCGGAGCTTAGTGATAAGCTCGAAGCCGTAGCCGCCCAGAATAACGAGCTAAATAAACAGCTCGCACGTCAGGGCGAAACGGTTAGAGAATCGTCTTTCGAGCAAAGGCTAACTGCCCTAGTACCTGATTTTGCACAGTTAAATGTAGACCCTGTGTGGATTAAGTGGCTAGGTGAGGTTGACCCAATGCTGAGAGGCCCGCGCTCAAGCGCGGCGCAGAGAGCCTTCACGGAAGGCGACGCTGAAGGTGTCGCGCACTATGTAAACTTGTTTAGAGAGTCTAAACAAGCTGCTGAACCCGCTAAGAAAGCTACCTCACAAGAACTTGAAAGTCAGATTCAACCATCTAAGGTGGCGAGTACGACGCAGCGTAGAAGTAGCCAGCAGGGCAAGCTCTACACTGATAGTGATATTAGGGGCATGTTTGCTAAGGTCATGCAGCTTAATAGCTCAAATCGCACCGACGATGCTCAAAAACTTGAAGCTGAAATCGACGCGGCCTACGCCCAAGGGCGAGTATCCGCGTAACAACTTTGCTATAGGAGCATATTATCATGGCTGTTTTCCCAACTAGTGGTGACTTTACCACCTCCCCTGAGTACACAGGGTCGTTTATTCCAACTCTGTGGTCTGGCAAATTACTGGCGAAGTTTTACCAGAACACTATGCTGTCAGAAATTATGAACACCGACTATGAAGGCGAATTGAAGAACAAAGGCGATACTATTCGTATCCGTACTGCTCCTTCAATCACCATCAATGATTACACTGGTGCTGGTTCAACCTTGGCGACTGAAGTTCCTGTCCCTATCTTTCAAGATATGCAGGTAAATAAGGCTAAGTACTTTAGCGTTCAGACAAATGACGTTCTTGCTCAACAAGCCGATATGGACTTGATGAACATGTTTACCGAAGATGCTGCTAAGCAACTGAAGATAGCTATTGAAGATGAAGTTTTCTTCAATACCTTCGTTACTAATGGCCCAGCCGCTGCTAACGCAGGTGCTACCGCAGGTGCGATCTCTGCTAACTACAACTTAGGTACTGACCTTGCGCCTGTTGCAGTATCTGGTGCTGCCTCTGCCGGACTACTTAACACTATCCTTGCAATGTCTGCTGCACTTGATGAGCAGAACGTGCCTGAAGATGGTCGTTTCTTAGTTATTAGCCCTTTTGACCGTCAAATCTTGATGCAGACCAATATTGCACAGGCGTACTTTACTGGTGACAGCTCTAGTATTATCCGCACTGGCAAAATCGGTATGCTTGACCGCTTTACGGTTTATGTGTCTAATCTCCTACCTAAAGGCGCTGCCGCTAAGGCGTTGGTTCCCGGCCTATCCGCCACTTCTGGCGGCGCGACATTGACGGACGCATTGGCACGTAGGACTATGGTTGCAGGTACTAAGCACGCTTGCTCGTTCGCAATGACAATCAGCAAGACTGAGCCTCTGCGCAACCAAACTGACTTTGGCGACATCGTTCGCGGATTGGCAGTATATGGTCGCAAAGTGGTTAAGAACGAAGCGTTGATTGTTGCTAAGGTTGCTTAGAAATAGCGATAGTTGAATAACTTGCGGGGGGTAATCCCCCCGCAGTTTTTCGCATAGGAGAAGCGTATGACCCCTGAAGAATTGTGTAAAGAGCTAGGCGGCTTTGCCGACGCCAATAAACTCCGTATTGAATACAACGGCAAGCCTGAATATATAGGCTCT